TTCGGTAAATCTCATGTTTTTGTCCGTAAATAGTTGACTTTATTGCGTAATTCTGTTACACTATATGTATTATTTATCACTTTGGACTTTTATCTTGACAAATCAATCTATCAAACGTATCGGCTTTGCTTGTAAATTTAGTGAAATTAATAGCAAGGGAGAAGTCGCCAGCATACCCGAACTCAATACAGGTGGCACTACTATGGCATGGGCCAATCGTCAAAGTCGTAGTGTAGCAGAGGAAAAGATTATTGAAGTTGCAAAACGTAACATTCTACATACTCACAATCTAGTTAAGAAGGTTGCAACACTAGAACCCGAACTACGTATGGTTCGTCTTACTAGTGATATGCTTTCATTTTATACTCATGCAGATTGGCAAGGATTCTGGCAACAATCTGATATTCAGAACAAACTACAACATTGGATGGCACCAATTGGTGAAACTGCACGGGCTAATGATGTTCGTCTTAGCTTTCACCCTGACCAATTTGTAGTTTTAGCAAGCGACCGTGAAGAAGTAGTAAATAAGAGTATAGAAGAATTTGAATATCATTGTGACATGGTTCGTTGGATGGGCTATGGTAAGACATTTCAAGACTTTAAAGTAAATGTACACATCAGTGGTCGTAAAGGTCCACAGGGCATTCGTGATGTGTACAATCGTTTGTCACCCGAAGCCCGCAACACACTTACACTAGAGAATGAGGAATACACACATGGACTACTTGACTGCTTATCATTATCTGACCTCGTACCTACGGTCATGGATATACACCATAACTGGATACGTGAGGGAGAATACATTCAACCTAATGATGAAAACGTACAACGTGTTATTGATAGTTGGCGCGGTGTTCGCCCTACTATGCATTACAGTGTTAGCCGCGAAGATATACTCACAGACGTTTCCACTACTGATCGCCCAGAGTTGGAGTTATTGCTAGAAAATGGCTATAGCAAACAGAAACTTCGGGCACATAGTGATTACTACTGGAACGATGCAGTGAACGATTGGGCATTGACATTCTGTGATAACTTTGATATAATGTGTGAATCAAAGGCAAAGAATCTTGCCAGCTTTAAATTATTTGAAAGATATAAAAATGGGATTATTTGATAGACTATTTGGCAAAAAGCCAGAACCGATCGTAGAGGCTGCTAAGACTACTAAGGAAAAGAAACCACGCAAACCTAAGGAAAAGAAGGATCCTGCTACTATATCAGACAAGCAGAAGGCCGAAGAATTGGGTTTGCCTTACGTTAATATTTTAAAAATGGAACTTGACCCATATGATATTAACAGTGGCGCATTTGAATTAGATTGGAATGACAAATTTGTATTGAATTTAATTCGTGCAGGATATAAAATCCGTGATGATGATAGTGATACTATGATAGTTGAACGTTGGTTCCAATCGGTATGTCGCAATGTAGCACTTGAACTATATGAACAACAACAAGCTGACCCAGAAAATCGGACGCAGGCCACGGATATGAGAGTGGTCCGTGCTAAGGATTTGGGCGACGGGCGTACAGAAGTCAGTTAATTGTTGTAAAAATACAACAAAAATTGTCTTGACTATTAATAGTCAAGTGTGTTATAATGATTCTTTAAACTTAAAAAAGTTATATTATGAGTAATTTCATAGCAAAAAAGTCTATTGTTAGTAGTGCTATTTCATTAGTCAACACAAATTTGTTGCGTCCCTTGCAGCGACAATATTTGTATGACAACGTTATTGATGCAATAAAAGATTCGATAAAAAATTCCGATCAGCGAATTCTAATTGCACAAGCTCCAACTGGTTCAGGTAAATCTCACGTTCTAGTGCATGTATCAATTCCAGCAGTGATTCAGCAGTTCCCACATATTCGTTCAGTATTATTCACATCACCGGATTCAGGTTGCACCAGTGTACCATATGAAAAATTCAAAGCACTATGGCATAACACGGTGATTGTCAATAGACTAGGTCAAGCAGTTAGAATTCGTGTTTCTAATAAAGACGAACTAAATGCAGAACTCAAAGCAAGCCAAGATCCGTTGAGAAAACAATTTGTATCCGTTGAACCAATCGTGGATGTTATGTTTGCGACTACTCAATATGTAGGTGGCAAGTGGAATGACTATAATGCAACCAATACCACAGGTACGCATAAATTGCTACCACCTGACTTGATCATCGTTGATGAAATTCATTATGGTATGGGAACACCTAGTTGGAGAACAATATTAGAGGATCAAGGACGTAACAATAAAAACTACGTACCCCACTGGCTAACTATTTTTCGTGAATTAGCTAATCATGGCTCAATCATTATCGGCTTTACTGGTACACCAACAAAAAGTCAACAAGGTATTACTAACGAAGGGCAAACTATATTCAATTACTTGCCAGTGATGCCGAAGTTACAAGATTCTACTGCATTCGTTAGTGGTTGGACATCTATCAATGTAGCATCAGTATATCAAAATAGTAAAGCATTGATTGAACAAGATTTGATTTCTCTCAAAGTTTTGTTGAATAAAATTACAGATGACACTTGGGAGAAAGCAAAGGATATCAACATTGTAAAAAAGATGCCGGGCGCATTCTTTAAGTTTGGTCAGATGAAGGCTGCTAACGGTATCCCTTTACATAACGAATCAGGTATAAACGGAAATGATACTCGGTTTAAAACTTGGGCTAGAAGTTTGTCGGCTGATTATGGAATTGTCACTTGCTTTCACAAAGAGTACCAAAAGACTGGAAATAAAGTATATCCATTCGGGTACGTTAATGATGCGACTGATGTAATTAATCGTGCAAATAATGCAATTAATTTTTCAGATCCTGTGTTTCTATCAGTAATTCAACAAGGTCAAATGGGATGGGATATTCCACGATTGAAATATATTTCTATACTGACGAATCCTACGGGTAAAGAAGTTACCAACATGCAACAGCAAGTAATGGCACGTGCTAATCGTTTGCCATTTGATAATATGCACAGTCATTTAGAAAAAGCAAATGAAATTGCATCTTTGGAAGTTTCCAAAGAGCAAAAGATTTTGTTAGCAGAATATGTAGTGTTCATGTGTACTGCTGTGATAAATTTCTCAGAACAATCCGCATTGCTAGCCACTGCGTATCGTAAGTTTGCAACAAATACTTACTCTCCTGATGAAGGTAAGAAAATCTACATGGATGCTATTAAGAATCATGTACCCAAAGCAAACGTCACTAAGTTTAAAGCACCTAGTTTCACGGTGGGGTATAATGCAGGTAGTATGAATCAACAATATAAAAAGACTTATTGTGAGGCTTGCATGAAAGCAGGTTCTATTGATCCTGCTACGGGAAAAACTAATTGCGAAGTCAATGGGCGTAAAGTACGTGAATTTGAACGCGGTCATTTATTTACTGATGCAGAATGGGATAATGTATGGCGTCATACATTAGCATTAGATCACAATAACGGTGTTCGCACAGATTATCGCCCACAAAATCTCATCACACGTTGCCCAACAAACAACGGGATTAAGACTTATGATGCAAAAGACTATTTAAATCGGTATACTTCTACTGGTTATCAAGTCAAATTAGGTTGACAATAAATGATTCTGGGTGTATAATAATCAATTTAGAAAGTTCAAATGGCAGCAATTGCTTTTAATTTATTCAAGTCCTCATGCGAGGATCGAGGATATACCGATCGTGTATACGAGGAGCAAGGTAATTGCGTCCTCTTCACTAACAACGGTGTCAAGTGCGAGATTAAAAAGAATCACTATACAGTAGGTTGGAAAGCCCGTAATGAAGATGTTGAGGAGATGCGTAAACAAATCCTAGCCCTAGGGTTTACTGAAAAAATTGGTAAACGGTCTAAGCGCAAAGATGAACAAGACTTTATGAATATTCCCTTTGATGGGGATGTACTTGAAAACTTTTGGATCATAGTTGGTACCATAGAATCTATTACAACTATTGTACGCAAGGTTCGTGGTCAAGCACTTAAGCCGATTCCGCGTGAAGTGTCCGAGCGCAATATCTTTGAAAAGATTGCCAAACGATTCCGTTACTTTATTGATAACGAAGATGGGTTTGGCCTAGAGAATGCTCGTTCATTACTTGAGGGTGACAGCATTGACCATCTGATTACAATCGGTGAATCAGTTAAGCGCAGTAAAGAAAATACATACCGAGAACATATCGTTCCCTGTATTATGGTTTTCAATCAAGCAGTGACAATGACTATGGAAAAGCGTAGCATTACCGAAGTAGCACAAATGATTAAGAATAATTTGGCTATTGTATTGATTACTAACGAAGAAGCTGAATTACTTGATAATGAATTAGATATGCAAACAAGTATGCCCGAAGGATGGAATTTTGGTGATAGTGTGTTTGCTAGACTGACTCTTGCCCAAATTCAATTGAAATAATTTAAATAGTAGTATATAATACACACATGAAATACGCACTAATCGACACCGCAAATACATTCTTTCGTGCCCGTCATATTGCATCACGCAATAGTGATGCATGGGAGAAGGTGGGGATGGCCCTGCATCTTACACTTGCAAGTACTAATCAAATCGTTAAACGTTTTGGAATTGATCATGTAGTATTTTGCTTGGAGGGGCGTAGCTGGCGTAAAGACTATTACACTCCGTACAAGAAGAACCGTGTAGTAGATACAATGTCTCAAACAGAAGCAGAGGCAGAGGAGTCAAAACTTTTTTGGGAAACATATGAAAGTTTCACGACTTGGCTCAAAGAGAAAACTAACTGTAGTGTCCTTCGTGATCCAAAGGCTGAGGCAGATGACTTGATTGCACGTTTCATTCACTTGCATCCTGATGATGAAATTTTTATCATCTCAACCGATACCGACTACCTACAATTAATTACTCCCAAAGTTAAACAATATTCGGGTGTCACTGGGGAACTAATCACATTGGAAGGTTACTTTGATGATAAAGGTCGTCCAGTAAAAGATAAAGAAAAGAATCCAAAACTACTAGAGGATCCACAATATCTATTATTTAAAAAATGTATGCGTGGTGATGCGACTGACAATGTGTTCAGTGCCTTTCCCGGGGTACGTGAAAAAGGTTCACAAAAGAAAGCTGGACTAATTGAAGCATATGCTGACAGAACAAAACGTGGATTTGACTGGAACAATATGATGTTACAGCGTTGGACGGACCATGATGGTAATGAGGTCCGTGTACGTGATGCGTATGAACGTAATCGGGTATTGATTGACTTGACAGCACAGCCCGATGATGTTAAACTATCAGTAGATACAAACATCCGTGAAGGTGTTCGTAGAACTACTATTCCACAAGTGGGCATACACCTTATGAAGTTTGCGGGTAAGTATGAATTGAACAAGATTGCGGATAACGCGGAAACTTATGCTAGGTGGCTTAACAGTCCTTACGTAGGTGTATTGAAATGAATGAAAAGTTAATTGGAGATTTGTGGATAGAGGCACAACGTCAAATGACCGGGAAAAGTACCAAAGAGTTTGCAAACAATTTTGCAGCACTGGTTGTCAAACAATGTGCTAACGTAGCTGATACAGCAGAGCCTTATAAGGCTTCTGATTTGATTAAAAAATTATTTGGAGTAGAAGAATGAAATTAAAAATTTGTGGATTAACATACGAAGTAAAATACAAAACACCAGAGGAAATGCAGGGCACAATTGGTCTTGCACGATTCAATGACCAAGAGATTTGGATTGGTGATCAATTTACTGAACAAACTAAAAAGATTGCATTGTGGCATGAAGTATTACATATTCTAGACCATGCATACAATCTAAAAATGACAGAAGAACAGGTGAAGTTTCAAACACATGCATTAATTGCACTAGTAGAAGATAACCCAGAAGTATTTAAACATGGCACAACACAGTAACTATTGGAGTTGCACCCCTTTTGCTGATTGGGTGCGTGGTACTCGCAAACTTAATGCGGGTACAAGTGAAGAATGGGATGAATGGACTAACAAAGCTAAAGGTTATCACCCTGTTCGTTATTGGTTAGCAGAAGAAGCACTTGGGCATCTCCAAGATTTTGTAACATATCCTATTCGGAAAATATATGATGTCAAATATTACATTAATAACAGGTACGTTACTCGTACTCATGCTCTCACCGCTCATCACCGTGATATTAAGCCTGGTTCTTGGAGTGATGTTGGCAATCGCTTCCTTCCA